CTCTATTGGAGAAAAATGGTTCAAGACAATTGCGACTCAAAAAAGAGAAGAAATTGAAACCCATAAATTTAGAAAAACAATGTTGTGTGTTGATCCTGCATCTACTTCAACTGGTAGGTCAGATTATTCAGCGTTTCTAGTAGGTAGTGAATCAGATAACAATTTAAAGTATGTAAGGAAATCAGAACTAGCTAAAATAAATGCTAGAACAGACTTTGATAAGTATGTTGGACATATGGTTGAGTTATTAAAAGAATTTCCTAGCATCTCACATGTATATATTGAAAAAAACACTTTTAATGGTTCTGATGCTAATATGTTAGAAAAATTAATTAAAGAAGATTCAGCATTAAAGCATAAAACTATAACCATTATTAATGAACAACAGAAAAAGAATAAAGATGATAAAATTTCTACTATAATTCCATTTATGAATAAAGGACAGATAATTTTTGCCGAAGAAGATATTGAATTTATAAATCAGATATTAGAATTCGCTGGTCAGAAATACAGCTTGCACGATGATAGTTGCGATATTACAGCTGAATTTGCGAATAGAATTAGTGATATTAAAAGTACAGGACAATTTAAAATGACTTGGGTATAAAAATTAACACTTACTTTTGTAGGTGTTTTTATATTTGAGAGGAGGTGAAATTTTGGGACTATTTAATTTTAAAAAATCAGTTATTAAAGTAGTAAATAATGTGAAAAGAAAAATGTTTGATGGCTTTTATTCTTCGCAGATAAATATAGCACCTGAAATGGGTACATCTGATTTCTTAAGAACATATGGTAATGGTTCTCCTTGGCTTTTCGCAGCAGTAAATAGAATAGCGCAAAATATAGGGTCCAGTGAATGGAAACCCTTTAGTGGTGAAGTATTACAACTAAACAGTTTAACATTAAATGTACTTAATCATCCAAATAGATTCATGTCACAGTATCAATTATTGTGGAAATCTGCCGCCTACTTAGAATTAACAGGTAGGTGTTTTTGGTATATTGCAAAAGATACTGTTGGACCTAATGGTAGACCTAAAGAAATATGGTGTTTAAATCCACTTGATATGTGGGTAATCCCTGATAAAAATAATTTTATTAAAGGTTATTTATATAAAGCAGGAACCGATCAAATACCTTTGAGTATTGATGAAGTAATTTTTATTAATTTACCTGATTTATTAAATCCTTATAGTGGTAAAGGTCCAGCGCAAGCAGCTGCAAATAATATAGAAATTGATAAATATACTTCAACATATATTAAAAATTTCTTTTACAATGACGCGAGACCAGGTGGGATTGTTAATTTTCCCGACATAGATCCGGACGAATATGACCGCGTTGTAGAGGAATATAAAGATAAACATAGAGGTGTCCAAAATAGCAATGAAATGCTGTTCACTAAAGGCGGAGAAGTAACTTTTACACCTATTAATGTTAATATTAAAGATTTAGATATTTCAGCCCTAAAGGATGATACACGAGATGGTATACTTGGAGCATTTGGAGTGCCACAAAGTATAGTAGGCCTAACTCAAGATGTCAATAGAAGCACCGCTGAAGCTGCAGAATATACTTTTGCAATGCATACAATAAAACCTCTATTACATTTATTTATGGATGTAATCAATAACGAACTTGTACCAATGTTCAATGAAAATATTGAGTTAAGGTTCACAGACCCAGTACCTAAGAATAAAGATTTCATTAACTCGGTAATTTCCACTCAATTAGATAAATCATTAACTAAGAATGAAGTAAGAGAAGTATTAAATAAAATGATGGGTTGGAATTTAGCACCTATAAGTAATGGAGATGTAATATATCAACCTGTGTTATTACAACCAATAGGCACACCATTACCAGTAACAACATCACCTTCAACACCAATGCCTGATACACCACCAGATGATAATCAACCAGCAACTAAAAGTATTAAAAAAAAAATATTTAATAAAGCAGTAAGAAAAAAAATTGATAGACAGATTAAGAAAAATAATATAACAAGACATGATGATTTCTTGAAGATGTCTCAACCATTGCAAGATGAATTTAATGGAGTAATAAAAGACTATTTAAAAGATATGCAAGCCGATGTAGTCCAAAAGGTACTTGATGGGAGTAAAGACCCTGTAGACCTTATTGTATGGAATAAAACACTGCAAGAAAAAACAGTAGATTTATATGTTAAATGTTTCAATGCTGGTGGACAAGCGGTAGTTCAGGAATTTAAAAGTATTGGAAATTATGTTTGTAAAGATTTGGGCATAAAGTTTAATATAAAGGATCCAAAAGTTCAAGCAAAAATTAAATCTAAAGTGAGTAAAATTACTAAGGTTAATGAAGATACTAAAAATAAGGTTAAAGAAGTAATAGACGATGCTTACGCAAACCCAGATGTTGATGTGGCATTTACTATTAAAAGTATAGCTAAAGCAATAGGAGATTTAAATTTTCCTTCATTCAATAGTGCTAGGTGTGACCTGATTTCACAGACAGAAGTATTATCTAGTTTAAATCAAGCAACCAGCGAATCATACATTCAAAACAACTCACTTATTGATGGAAAAGCGTGGTTAGCTACTTATAACAATACAAGACCTACACATTTACAAGCTTCAGAAGATTATAGTGAAGATAATTCAATTCCAGTTACCGACCAGTTTACAGTAGGTGATTCTCAATGTGATTGTCCGGGTGATAGTAGTTTACCTCCTGATGAAAGTTGTAATTGTGAGTGCTGTATGATGCCAGTTGTAAATGTTGGGAGTGATAATTAATGGATAAGATTTATCACTGTAGATTTTGCACAGAAAAAGAAGAAGGGTGCAAAGCTACATGTGAGAATTATAGCTTGATATTTAGAAAAGAACATGATCTTAAAAATAAAATAATTAATAAATAATTAGCATCTCATTTGAGGTGCTTTTTCATTTGCTTAAGGAGGTGAGAATTTGGAGAAGCAAAATAAACAGTTTAATTGGCAGATAAAAGTATTGGTTACAGGGTAATTATGGCTGGTGTTCAATTAGCTAATTACAAATCCAACCCGATAGTTTTGGCAAATCACAACTACGGTACAGACGAAAAATCCACATGCATAGGTAAAACAATAGACGTAAGCGTTGTAGGTTCACAATTAATATTTAAAATTCAATTCGCTGATACACCTAATGGGCAAGAATGGTTTTATTTATATGAAAACAAGTTTATGAATGCTAGTTCTATTGGATTTATTCCTTTGGAAAGTACGCCAAATAATCAGGGTGGATTTGATTTCACACAAATCGAACTACTTGAAATATCTATGGTAGCGGTACCTTGCAACCAAGCTTGTATACAAAGAGCCTTCAAAGATAACAAAATTTCGAAGTCTCTTTTTAATTTAATCAATGATAACAAAAATGAAACGGAGGTATTGAATATGACTGAAAAATAAGTCAACGAAATGATTGAAAAATCTATAGCTGACAAAATGGAACCATTAAAAATAAAACATGCTGAAGAAATATCAGTAAAAGTCAAAGAAATTGAGGAATTGAAAGAAACTGTTAAAGGTTTTGAAGATTCTGTAGTTAAAACTGGTGCAAGTATTAGCCAAGCAACAGCAGATGTATTGATTAAAGCATGTTCAGGTATTGCAGATCATTGCTGTGCTATCAAAGCATTAGTTGATGTTTCTAATGACCAAAATACAGATCAACCTGATGATTCAGAGGGTGATCCAAATGACTCAGATGTAAAGGATTATTCAGAAGAAGAAATTCAAAAAATGGTCGCAGAAAAAGTAGAAAAGATGATAAAGGGGGAAAAGTAATATGAAATTAACAGCGAAAGAATTAGAACTTGTAATAAACGGAACAACTGAAGCAGTATTAAAAGAAAAGGGGTTTACAGAAACCGTAAGAAAAATTAGTTTTTCTGAGAAACCTATAAGTGAGATGTCCAAACAAGAAAGAACACTTAAATATTTTTCAGCAAAAATGGATAATAACAGAACAGAAATTGCTAAATATTGTGGTGAAGGAGTAACTAAGGATTTATCTGGTAATATATCAGGTAGTGGACTTGAATTACTTCCTACTGAATTCCATGATGATATTATAGATAGAGTTAAGGCAGACCCAATGGCACTTAGAAATAAATGCCAGGTAATACCTGTAACCTTCAGAAACGGAACATGGCCTGTAGGTTTAACTGGTATTAATCTTACTTGGGAATCATCAGATACTAATCCTTTAACAGCTACCGCTCCAACATTTACTTCACTAGCTTATAGTGTTATAAGACTAGACGGATACACTTCTATGGCCCGCGATCTTGTTACGGACTCACCCGTTAATCTTTATAACTATTTAACTATGCAATATGCTAAAGCTTTTGTTAAAGCAGAAAATTTAGCTATTATGTGTGGTACTGGTACTTTACAACCACAAGGAATTATAAATGCTCCTAACTTAAATACTGTACCTTGTATTAATGCAGCTTCAACTAACGTTCTAATAGCAGATGATATGGTAGCTTTGCCTTATGCAGTTGATGTAACTTGGAGACAAGGTGGAGCATATTATATGAATACAGAAAGTGTACGTCAAGCTAAGTTATTCAAAGATTTAGAAGGCCGATACCTATGGGTTAACGGAGATATGCAAGCAGGACAGCCAGCAACTTTCAACGGTTATCCAGTGTTTGAATTCTCAGCTTTATTCCCAGTTAATCTTACAGTAAATGCTAAGGTTACTTGTTCAGAAATGGTATTCGGTTCTCTTGATTATTACTATTTATTTGATAAAATGGAAATGGGTGCCGAATTAAATACCATGAGCGATCAGGCATTTAAAAACCATGAAGTCCTTTGTAAGATGTGGCAACGTGTAGACGGCAAAGCCAGTGTAGGTCAGGCTTTCGCACTTTTAACAGGATATTTAGCATAATAATGTCATATGTTGGCTATAAGTTAATTCTTATAGCCTTTTTTATAAAGGAGTTATATGAAAGTTAAAATATTAGTTCATATACCAATGTCTGAATTTAATACATGGTCAGATTTCAAAGTTGGCGAAGTGATGAACTTAGATGATGAAATAGCAAATAAATTAATAAAACAGAAAAAAGCAGAGTTTATATTTTAGGAGGATTATTATGAAAATATTAAAAATGATTAAGCCTTTAGATTGTTATAGAGAAAAGGATGTTGCTGCATTTGATGATACTGTTGCTCTTAGAGTAATTGCAGCAGGATATGCACAAGAAGTTCAATTAGAAGAAACAAGTTTAGCGGTAGAAACAAAAAAGAAGTAGGTGATTTAAATGCCTTTAACGTGTTTGGATGACGTGAAAAATTATTTGAATGTTACAACCACAACTGATGATAGTTTTAT